CTGCTTGAGCAGAAGGTGATGGATGAGCTGGCTCGTGTTGATTGTCGGAAGCCGGGGCATTTGTTCAAGCTCAAGAGGGAGGATTTCCGTTTGCTTGAAGACGAGGAGACGGTTGTTTATGGGCCCCAGGACGATCCGGTGTCTCTCAAGGATGCCGTGAGCAAGCTTCGTGAGGATGACGACTACTCTATCTACTTCAATGGTTCCGGGGCTACGGGCTCTGGCATGGCCCCGTCTCGCGCTCCTGCTTACACCTCTGCGAACAACCCATTTGCTGTTGGGTCGGTGAACGCAACTCTCGTTGCAGAAATGATTAACTCGGGGCAAAAGGAAAAAGCTGCACGGCTCTACCGTGAAGCTCGTGCTGCTGGCAAGCTTGATCCGACCGTGGGAAGGGCAATGAGTGGTGTGCTTGGTTGAGTGAGAAGCGAATTTCGCTACAACAGAAGGTATGGGCGCAGAACTGTTGCGAAGTGGTCTCGCGGGGGTTACAGAAGCCGCCGTGCCGCCTCTTCTTCAACACGTTCTTATGCGAGAACCAGAAGTTATTCCGCCTCTCGCTCCATGCCTTCTTCTGTTCAACCGGTCTCGTCTCCTGTTCCTCGTGAAAGCAGGCCTGTCTATCAAGCGAGAAATGAATCCTCTTCACTGATTGGGATTTTTGTTTTATTGCTCACGCTTTTTCTTCTCTTTTTGATTTCTCTCTTCTGAGTTATCTTCTTTCCCGCCCCCTCTCCCCCGGAGGGGGCTTTATTGTGTAAGCAGATGCTTTGATGTCATGCCTTTGAAAATGGGGAAGTCTGGGGCTACGGTTTCTTACAATATTGAAAAGCTGAGGAAGGAGGGGCGTCCGCAAAAGCAGGCGGTTGCAATTGCTCTTTCTACTGCCAAAAAGTCTCGCAAAAAGAAGGGCAAGAAGAAGTGAGAGCGAAGAATATTCCAACGAACAAATCTCTTTATGCCCGTGTCAAGGCCGAAGCCAAGCGTAAGTTCGCTGTCTTCCCGAGCGCCTATGCGAGTGGCTGGCTTGTTCGTGAATACAAGAGGCGAGGGGGAAAGTACAAAACCTCTAAAGGGGGCGGGTGATGGCTGAGCGTGGTCGGGGCGGCCTTGGTCGCTGGTTTGCCGAGGAGTGGGTTGACATCAAGACCGGGAAGCCTTGCGGGCGGAAGACTGGCGAAAAGCGTAGAAGTTATCCTGCTTGCAGGCCGTCCAAGCGTGTTTCTTCCGAGACTCCAAAAACCGCAAAAGAGCTTTCCGAAAAAGAGAAGAGAAAGTTCAAGCGCAAAAAGACAAGTTCAAAAAGAATAGACTACCGCCATAAACGAAAAAAGAGTTAGCTGTTCATGAGGCTTTGGCTAGCCTGAATTAGGCACGCTTTCGCCATGGCTGTTCCAGAGAGAGTTAAAAGCAAAATAAAAGAGCTTGGGCTTTCGGGGGTGAATAAGCCCAAGAGGACTCCTGGCCATAAAACAAAGTCTCATGTCGTAATGGCGAAGGAAGGCGATACCTACAAAGTAGTTCGCTTTGGGCAGCAAGGTGTTGAAGGTGCTGGGGGCAGCCCTAGGACGGAGGCCGAAAAAGCCAGGCGTCGAAGCTATTACGCAAGGCATGACGCGCAAGGCAAGCCAACAAGTAAGCTATCTGCTAAGTATTGGAGCCATAAAGTTAAATGGATTTTTCTTTTATCTCTCCTGCCTCTTAATCATTTCTTTTAATTCGGTTACATGTTTTCTTAATTCTTTTGCTTTCTCCAGATGCCATATATTATTTGTTTGAAAATATATTGTATTATGGGTATCAATCGCTTTTAGCGACTCCCTAATGAAGTCGTTCCATGGCTCCCGGTAAGCCGTGTTGTACTCTCTTTTGGGCATGGCTAGGGCCTCGGCTGTCATGGCTATTCTGATGTAGGGCACTCTACTCAGACGCACCATGAGCTACAAAACTGATCGCAATGTGATTGGAAGGCAGATCACTTCTGCCGTTGAGGAAGTGATTACGGCTCTTCGCATTGCCTATGATGCCGGCATGGCAAGTGGTAGCATCTACGTGATTCCCGCTGCTTTTACAAGGGCCAACCTTGTCGAGCTTTTTGCTGGTCTGCCTACTGTGACCGGAACCCAGACCCTCGACATCAGTGGCACTACCGGCAATGCTACGGTTACGACCGGCGAAAAAGCAGTAGCTACCGGCAAGGGTTGGACCCTGGATGTCACTGCTTGAGCTTTTGCCTGCAACTCTTTCCTCGCCCGGCTTTTGCCGGGTTTTTTGTTGCTTGCTTGATTTGGCTGCTATAGTGACGATGTAAGGCAACCTCGCTGCAGTGCTTCGAGGGCAGGCTTTCGCGGTAGTACCGCAATCTTTTCTTTGGGTCTTGAGAGAGCGCTGGCGTTTGACGCCCCTCGTCTCTGTCGGCAGTGCCGAACCTGAAAACGCTCCAACAATCCCTTTTCTTTGAGGCTAAAGCCATGCTGCTCGCTGGTGTTCCTTTTATCCCACAGCTCTTCCTGGAATACCAGCAGGAAGAGGTTCAAGACCGTAACCAACTGGTCAATTCTGGCCTGATGGTGACGAATGATGCCATCCAGGCTGAGTTCGCCAAAGGTGGCAAAACCATCGACCTCCCCTTCTTCGGCGACCTCTCGGGCGATTCCGAGATTCTGAACGACGCTGTTGGCCTGACCCCCTCGGTGCTGGCTGGCGACCTGCAGACCGGTGTTCGCAACGTGCGTGGCCGCGCCTGGAGCGCCTCCGACCTGGCTGGTGAGCTGGCTGGTTCCGACCCCATGCAGGCCATTGCTCGTCGCACTGGTCAGTATTGGGTGCGGGACATGCAGAAGACCATGATCAGCATCCTGCGCGGCATGTTTGTCTCTGGGGGTCCCCTGGCGACCAGTCACGCCGTTGGCGGCACCTCTACTGCCCTGAGCCAGTCAGCTATGGTGAGCGGTATCGCCAAGCTGGGTGACGCTGGTCAGGAACTGACGGGCATTTTGATGCGTTCCCCGGTGTATTACGCACTGATGAACCTGGATCTGATCGTTCCTGCGAGCCAGACCAGCCAGCTGGATACCCGCCTCTCCCGCGAGCGTCTTGAACTGGGTACTTATCTGGGCCGTCCCGTGTTCGTGGACGACACCCTCCCCTTCGATGCTGGTGCCGGCACTGGTGGCACCGATGTTCATCACACCTATTTCTTTGGCCCTGGCGCTTTCGCTTATGCGACTGCTCCTGCCAAGACTCCGGTGGAAACCGATCGCGACACTCTGAAGGGCGTTGACTTCCTGATCAACCGTACTCACTACCTGGTGCATCCCAACGGCATCAGCTGGACTGGCAATGCTGCCGGCAACTCGCCCAGTAACACTGAGCTTGCTACTGGCGCCAACTGGTCCAAGGTGTTTACGGACGACCGCAACATTCGCTTGACCCAGCTTCGTTGCTACGTGTGACTTCGGTTGCACTACCGCTGGGCCCCGCTGGCATTTAATATGCTGGTGGGGCTTTTTCTTACTCAATCGCAAAACAAGCCATGTCCATGATTACCTTCCGTCTTGCTCGTGAAGCGCAAGAGCGCAAAGCTCAAGAAAAGGTGCAGAGTGTTTCGCCTGTGGAGTCTCCGGCAGAAGAGGCTCCTGTTGCTGAATGCTCGATCAAGCCTCCGGCTGAATCGAAACCGGCTGAGTCAAAGCCAGTGCAGGCGAAAGCTCCTGTCACTTCTGCGGCTAAGGTGAAAGCAGCCCCTGGTGTCACTTCCTCTAAGTGATTGCGTGAATGGCCTTCGTTTCCACTCTTGGGGCGTCTAACGCCAATTCTTTCGTGAGTGTAGCGAGGGCCACTTCGCTTCTTTCTGACTTGCCGCAAAGTCCAGGTATTACTTCTTGGCTTGCTCTTGGCAATCAGCAAAAAGAGCAGACGCTTGTGGGGGCGACAATGGCAATCAACCCTCTCAAGTGGAAGGGGGCCTTGGTTGACCCTCAGCAGTCTCTTGCATGGCCTCGATACATGAAGCTCGATGGGCGAATTCTTCCGAGCGACGAGCTTCCACTTGACTTTGAAATTGCTGTCTCCTACATGGCAGCCTTTCTTACTACAACTGGGGGCTACGCAGGTATTGGGGCTGATAATGATGGGGGTGTTTTGCTGAGAGAGAACGATCAGTACGATGAAGTGAATCTCGGCAGCGGATCTCTTCAGGTCAAATATCGAGACCGAGACACGGTGCAGTCGGGCTTTGAGTTTATTCCACCGTTTGCGATGGATATTCTTTCAAAGTATATCATCGATAGTAGCTTTCATCAGTCTCATCTTACAAAAGATAGCTCTGCAAGAATTGACAAGTATTATGCTGCCGGAGCTTTTAGGGGGCGACGTGTAACTTTTGCGGGCGGCATGGTTTATCCGGTCTCTGGGGGCTGGTACAGCAATCCTCTTTGATTTCTTATGTCTCTTGCCGATCGTGTATTTGGAAAGATTCCGGGGCCGCTGATTGCTCAGTGGGGAATTTCTGGCACTTATATTAAGTCATCTCAGAATCAGCAGTATGACCCATATACCGGGACGGTGATGGGGTGTGATTCGGAGGTTCCTATCAAGCTTCTCCCGACTCAGCTCAGACCGGAAGAGGTGCAGGGGCTTTATCAGATGACAGATGTGAAGATTCTGATCTCAGCTTCGTCACTCGGAGAGTATTATCCGAGAACTACTGATTCTGTGCGATATTTGCAAGATGGGGCGCAAAGAACGGCGAAGATTGTTGGCATTATGTCCTATCGAGGGGATAATCCTATACTGCATGTAGTTGTTGGGAGGTTGAGCTGATGGCACCAAGGAGTGCTAGACGAGCAAGAGCTGGTCAATCTGCGAGAAATTTAGCTGCTGTTCAGCGTCGAGAATTTCTACAGGCAGAAAAAAATCTTACAAGAGTCATAGCTCGATCTATTCAAGAAGTTGCGGTTCGCTCTATGAATGGTCTGGCCGAGGCCGGTCCTGCGTGGAGTGGTGAATTTGCTGCTTCCTGGGGCTTTTCTCCTGCTGGACAAAGGCCACAGATTGCCGATGGGGGGCTTACCGATGCTCAGGGAATCAAAAGGTACACAAAAAATGATGCGCCGGTTAGGCGTATTGAGCGCTATTTAGCAAATGGCGTATCAAGATTTAACATCGTCAACGTTTCCGATCACGCAGAGGAGGCTGTTGATGGAAAGAGGGCGAGATTTGTTCGTCCGAACAATGCCCCCATAAAAGAAAACGCCCTGGAGCTTGGTACATCCAGGGACAATCCAAGTCTTCGTCATGAAATTGGTGATTCCTTTAGTGGCGAACTGCGAGACGCTCCTGCGGCTAGAACTGCTGAACAGGATTGGCTCGACAATTACGTCAAGGGCGGGCCCCTGCAAAAAGATCTTGCCGATGGAGTTTCGTTTGCATTTAGTGATGTAGATATGTTTTCCCCCTGAGGCTCATGCCAGATCAAATTCTTAACGGCCTAACAGAATATCAGCGTATCAGAGCTGCTATCGAGGCGCCTCTGCTCACCGCTTTTAACTCTCAGGTTCCGCCCGTACCGGTCTACTTTGACAACATCACAGCAGTCCCGCCCGACCCCCCGAAGGAATACATTCGCGTTAACTTAACCTTTGGGCTGATGAATGAGTCAGGCATATCTCAAACAGTGAAAAACGCGAGAGGTGCTCTCATCGTTCGCTGTTTTGCTCCTCTTGGGGGCGGGCCTGCAAGATGCCAGGAGCTTATTGGCATTGCGGCAAAAGTTATTACTCAGCTTGGGGCGACAAAGAAGAACGTGGATCAAGTATTTGTAAGGACTGGGCCGATTACGGGGCCTGACTTTATCAGGGAAAGAGCAGAATCAATTGAGCCGTCTCTTTCGTCTTATTCGCCTCACTTTATGGGCAAGATCTCTGCTGGTTGGCAGGCTATGGTGCCCTGCTCTGAGTGATCGGCTACGGCTATTCTGAATGTAACCGGGCAGTGCCCGTACTGCTGTTCTGTGTAAAGCAATCATGACTTGCGACACTACGGTGCTTACCGGCACTTCCGGGGCTTTTTACTACAAGCCCGCCAACACTGAAGCCTGTCTTCTCGCCACCGCCTTTCCCGCCACTGGGTCCAACATCACTGTTGGCGTTTTTCTCGGCTTTCGAGTGAATGATCCGATCACTCTTAGCTATCCGGTGGGCGCAACTGTTACCAACGCAATTGCTGCTGGCAACTACTTCGTCAAAACTTACGATCCGACCACGGGCGTGATGACGATTAGCTCTACTGCCGGTGGCACCGCTGCAACTGCTACTGCTCAGCCTTCTGGTTTTGGAGCGGCGAAGGCGAAGATTGTTTACAATGGGTTCACTGTTGTTGGGCAAGTTCGTGATTGGAGCTTTGAAATCACTCGCTCCGAGATCGACGTGACCACTATTGGTCAGGGCACTGGGCAGTATGCACCGTTCCGCAAGTACGTCACTGGTTTTGCAGATGGCAGTGGCACCGCTACTATCTACACCACTGACGAAGAGGAGTCTATCTCCAACCGTATGATCGAGGACGTGATTCAGCGTCGTCAAACTGGTGCTGCGGTGAAGCTCTACATCGATCAGGTGTTCTCCGGCGGTACCCTCAATGATCCCCTGAGCCGCTCGATCCAGACCAAGATCGTTCTGACCTCTGCAAGCCTGAACGTCAACCCTGACGATGCCCAGTCCATCTCGATCAATTTCCGCCCCTCAGAGGCTCCTGTCTTCGATCTGGTGAAGTCCTGATCATCCTTTGCGATCACCCGGCCCCTCCTTCGGGAGGGGTTTTTCTTTGCCTGGGCGTAGCTCGCTAGATTGAGTGTGTAGCAGCTGAACGGGTATGTCTGCGGGCGCTTTTCTGATTGGCAGGGGGCCCGATGGGGCAGATAAGCCTGTTGGCGTAACCGCTAGTGGCGAGATCAAGATTGATCAATTTAGCGCTTCCCCGCTCAGGGCTCCAGCGACAACGAGTATTGCGAGCAATGCAAGCAGCGTTCCGATTCTTGCTGCAAATACGGCAAGGAAGGGGGTTTCCATTAGTAATATCAGCACCTCAAAGCTTTATCTTAGCTTTTCAAATCCAGCAACTGTTGCAAACTGTTTTATTGAGATGCAGGCGGGTGAATTTAGGCTGTTTGATCAACAGTTAATTTTTGGCAACACTATTTATGGTATTTGGGCTAGCGCGAATGGTGCGGCTCAGGTTACAGAGTACGTTTGACTGACTGCTTAAAGTAGAGATGTCAATTCAACCCGCAAAATTCAATATACAGCTCCAGAGGCGATCAAATTTCAGCTATCTGGTTGAATTGCTTGACGAAGCGGATAACAATATTGATTTGACGGGGGCGAATATTTATTCTCAGATTTGGGATAAGACCAGGGCGAATAAGTTTGCAGACTTTACAATAGAATATGTCAGTCGAGTCCTCGGGCAGTTCCGCTGGACCCTGCCTGCGGCAAGTACCATAAGTCTCCCGTGTGAATGCTTTTATGATTTGCTTGTAGTCGATTCAAGTTCTCGTCCTTTCTATCTTCTTGAAGGCCTTGCCTTTGTTTCTCAGGGGTACAGCGCACCATGAGCCAGTCTGTTTCTATTTCAAGCGCCATTGGGCAGCCAAAGATCATTCTTCGAGTGCCTGGCATTGCTGGGCCGCCTGGCTCTGGCGGGTCGGGTGGTGTAACCGATGGCGACAAGGGGGATATAACGGTTTCGGCCAGTGGTTTGACTTGGACCATCGACCCTGACGCTGTTGGCAACACAAAACTGGCAAATATGGCCAGTGGAACAATCAAGGCTCGCATTGCCGCTGGCACTGGAGATCCACAGGACGCGACGGCTCCTGAGATTAGAACTCTGCTCAACGTGGAGGATGGGGCGCAAGTAAATGTAGGCACTGATTTAAGTTACACAGCAAGCTCTCGATTGCTGTCTAGTAGCACGGGAGCAGACGCAACACTGCCCGAAGCGACCACATCGCTTCCTGGCCTGCAAAGTGCTGCTGACAAAACCAAGCTTGATGGAATTGCTGCGGGGGCACAAGTCAACGTTCCCACCGATTTATCTTATACCGCTTCTACGCGACTGCTCGAATCAAGCACGGGCACAGACGTAACCCTGCCGGAGGCGACGACAGCCGTTGCTGGCCTGATGAGTGGGGCGGACAAGACAAAACTAAATGGTGTCGAGGCTGGCGCTCAGGTAAACGTAGCTACCGATCTTAGCTATACGGCCAGCACAAGGCTTCTTTCAAGTAGCACGGGCGCGGATGTAAACTTGCCTGAGGCAACTGCGACTGTTCCGGGTCTTCAAAGTGCTGCCGACAAGACCAAGCTCGACGGCATCGAGGCCGGCGCCCAGGCAAATGTGGGCACAGATCTGAGCTACACCGCCTCCAGCAGGCTGCTTGCCAGCAGCACAGGGGCGGATGTGACGCTGCCTGAAGCCACTACCACTCTGGCGGGCCTGCAAAGCGCAGCGGATAAGACACGAATCGATCAGCTGGGCGCCGACGATTCCCCCTCCTTCACCGGCCTCACGATCACCGGCACCGCGCCGGTCGTCATCCCACACATCCACGGCAGCATCGCCGGTGATTTTTACGTCCACGTCCGCAACACCAGCGGCGCCCCCTTGGCGGCTGGCACAGCGGTTTACGCCACGGGCTCAGTCGGCGACACCGACCGCATCACCGTATCCGCCTGCGACCCGAGCAACGCGGCGACCATGCCGGCAATCGGGATCCTGCAGACCACCTTGGCCCAAAACGGCGATGGTGACGCCGTCGTTCTGGGCGAGCTGCGACCGTTCAATACCGGCGGCTATCAAATCAGGGACCGGCTCTATGTCGGCGCTGGCGGCGCCATGGTGGCCACACCCCCGGCCAGCGGATTGGTGCAGGCCGTAAGCAGCGTGGCACGGGTGAACAGCAACACCGGCACCATCCTGGTAAACATCGGCGCGGCGATGGCGCGGGTGGGGTTCACCGGGGCCTATGTGGACCTGAGCGGGTTGCCGTCGATCCCCGCCCCCGCCGACGCAGCTCCCGCCGCCCTGGCGGCCACTGCAGCCATCGGCAGCAGCGCGGACTACGCCAGGGAGGATCACGCCCACCAGCGCGATTCCGATGTAATCGTGATTCCTGTTGGCGACGAGACCACCGCGCTCACCACCGGCACCAACCGGGTGAGATTCAGGATGCCCTTTGCGGCCACGCTGCTGGCGGTGCGGGCCAATGTGAACACAGCACCGACCGGCTCGACGCTGATCGTGGACGTAAACGAGGCGGGCACCAGCGTGCTTGGGACGAAGCTCTCAATCGACGCCAGCGAGTTCAGTAGCACCACCGCAGCGAGCGCCGCAACGATCACGGATTCCAGCCTGGCGGATGACGCCGAGATCAGCATCGACATTGACCAGATCGGTAGCACGGTGGCGGGCGCGGGCCTGAAGGTTTCGCTGTTCGTGCGGAGGGCATGATGGCCGACCTGGTGATCTGGAACAGCCAGACCAACGAGATCCGCAATTACCCACGCGGCGATGATGAGCCGGTCGTGGGGCTGGAGCAGCCGCCGCTTTTCGCGCTGCAGGTGGTGCGTGAGCCTCAGCCTGAGTACGACCCTGCCACGCAGCGCCTGTCAGAAACTCGCGCTGTGAACCCTGAGGCGCTGACCTGGATCTGGGGCTGGGACGTTCAGGATCTGCCGCCGCCGCCCCCACCAGAGCCGAACTACCGGGCGTTCTATGACGCCCTGCTGGCCAGCCAGGTGTATGGCGCGGTGGTGGCCACGCCGGGGAAGTCTGGCGATCAGGCGGCGGCGATGACGGTGTTTCTCGGGGCGATTCAGGACTCTCTCGGTGGCCGCGAGAATCGCATTGCATTGCAGCAGGCGATCTGGCTGCTGCTGGGGCAGCTCCAGTTGAGCGCCGAGGGGCTGGCTGAGCTGCTGGCGCTGATGGATGAGCACCGCCTGTCGGGCGTTTACTCGCTGTCGCCGGGGGTGAGCTG